TTATTAAAAAGTTCATTAGAGGATAGCAGACATACTGACAAGACAGATCTAGGTAAAACTCACTTGATTAAAAGTTTTGTAGATCTCAGTAAGTGGAAAGCAGAACGGATTCAGCCTAAATACTATGCTAAAAAGGATAGTTTACAGCTTTCAGGAAGTGATTCATCACCTCTTGTAGTAAAATGGGATAAGTAAAAGGTTTAATTAGTTAATGTTTACTTGGATTCATCCAAAATTGACATGAAACTAGCACAGACCCACTTATAGAAAAAAAAGTGTTGCAAAAATACAACACTTAGAATGATTCTAAAGTAAATTTATGGATAAATAGATACATTATTAATACTTTTAACAATTTATTGTTGTTTTTATTAAGTTTTTAGGCATTAGCAATTGATTACAGATCAATTAGGTTCGTTTTTCCCTATAAAAGCCATACGTCTTAAAAAAAGCGATACCCCAAAATTGATATGAAACGAAATTAAAAATTGAGGGATGTTACACACAAATAGATTAAGGAATTTACATGATTGAATTTGACGATAAAGAACAAGGCTATAGTGCCATAATTTACATTATGGAGTCTAGCAATAGTGTAGTTGTACACTTTGGTGGATTTGAAGATTTTAAAGAATGTAAAAACTTCTCATCTAGAATTATGGATGATTTAGGAATAGAAAATTTGGCAGTTCCAATGGGAGCAACAATACACTAGGGGTTTTGTTTTAAAATGCCAAATATCGTTATTCCGTACAAACCAAGAGAATTACAAAATTTTTTACATAAAGAAATCGATAAGAAACGATTTAGTGTTTTAGTGCTGCATCGGAGAGCTGGTAAAACTGTTCTTTGCATAAATCACATGCTGAGAGCTGCTTTGACTAATCCATTGCCGAACTCAAGATATGCTTTTATCTCACCTACCTTTAAACAGGGTAAGGCAACAGCTTGGGATTATATAAAAACATTTGCTGGTAAAATACCAGGTACAAAATTTAATGAGAGTGAGCTGCGGTGCGATTTACCTAATGGTTCAAGGATAACAATTCTTGGAGCAGAAAATGACCAAAGCTTAAGAGGAATTTTTTTAGATGGCTGCGTATTCGATGAAACGCAATCTATAAAACCTACTTTATTTCCTGAAGTTATAAGACCCAGTTTGGCCGATCGAAAAGGCTGGTGTGTTTTTATAGGTACACCAAAGGGAAGAAATTATTTTTACGAATTATACCAAAAGGCAAAAGAAAATAAAGATTGGTACTCTTGCGTATTTAAAGCTAGTGAAACAAATATTTTAGATGCAGATGAATTAAAGGCTGCTCAAGATGTTATGTCTGAGGATCTTTATGAGCAAGAATTTGAATGTTCATTCCAGGCTGCGATTACAGGATCTTATTATGGAGCTCTAATTGAGGATCTTGATAAAGCAAAAAGAATTAATACAAATCTTTATGACGATAATTTAGATGTAGAAACATGGTGGGATTTGGGCATGAATGACCAAACCTCAATATGGTTTGCACAAAGATTTAAAGGTGAAATTAGATTAATTGACTACTATGAAAATAGTGGGTTCGGCATAGATCATTATGCAGATGTAATTAATAAAAGAGGTTACGACTATTCCAGGCATATAGCTCCCCATGACGTTAATGTCAGAGAGCTTGGCAATTTTGGAAAAACAAGAAAACAAAGTGCTTTAGAATTAGGTATTGCTTTTGAAGTAGCACCAAAACTAAGTATTGAAGATGGCATAGAAGCTGTAAGAAAAGCTTTGGTAAATTGTTGGTTTGATAAAGAAAAATGTGCAACAGGCATTGAATATTTAAAAGCCTACCAAAAGCGGTGGGATGATAAACACCAATGTTTTAAAAATAAACCAATGCACAATTACGCATCACATTGTGCCGATAGTTTTAGAACTGGCATAACAAACGATGGTGCGGAAATTTCAAACTGGAAAAAAGAAGTTCCAGTAAATACAAATTATATAATTTAAAATGGCTAAAAAAATTACAGATATAGAAATTAAATCAATCATAGATTCAGAGATAAGCAATTCGCTTGGATTTATGGGTGGAGAATTATCCGCTGGTAGAAAAAAATCTCTCTCTTATTACATGGGAGATAAGCTAGGCACAGAAATAGATGGTAGATCTCAAGTGGTATCTACTGATGTTTCTGACACTATTGAAACTATACTACCTAATATTTTAAGAGTTTTTACTTCTTCAAATAACATGGTCAAATGCGAACCTGTTAAACCTGAGGATGTTGCTATAGCTGAGCAAGTAACAAATTATATTAATTATATCTTTAATAAAGATAACGATGGTTTTTCAATTTTATATACCTGGTTCAAAGATGCTCTTTTAGAAAAAAATGGTTTAGTAAAAGTTTACTGGGATGAAACAGAAAAAGTTGAGCAAGAAACTTACAAAAATTTAAATGAAGAAGAATATCAATTATTAGTCGATGATGAAGATGTTGAAATAGTTGAAAAAGATAGTTTTGAAGATGAAGCTGGTTTAGAAAAATTAGAACTTATAGCTGCTCTTGCTTTAAAACAAAATCAAATTGTACCTGAGTTCGAAACACCATTATTATATAATGTTGTTATTAAAAGAACTTCTAAAAATGGAAAAGTAAAAATCGACAATATTCCGCCTGAAGATTTTTTAATTCAAAGATCTGCAAAAACAATCGAAGATGCTGGATTTGTAGCTCATAGATTATCTAAAACTAGATCTGACTTAATTGAGATGGGTTATGATTATGATGAAGTTTATAATTTACCTACTTCAGATGATCTAACTTTAAACACAGAAAAATTACAAAGAAATTCTAATATAGACGAATACCCAGTAAGCGATACTCAAGACGCATCAATTGAAGAAGTAGAAGTTTATGAGTGCTATCTAAAAGTAGATATGGATGGTGATGGTATTGCTGAGCTTAGAAAAATTATAGTTGCTGGAAGTAATGGCTATCAAATTTTATCAAATGAGAGCTGCGATAATATTCCTTTTTGTTCATTAACTCCGATCCCAATGCCACACAGATTTTATGGCAGATCAGTTTCAGAATTAGTAGAAGATGTTCAATTAGTTAAATCAACTGTTATGAGACAGTTATTAGATAATATGTATTTAACTAATAATAATAGAGTGGCCATAATGGATGGAATGGTTAATCTTGATGATCTTTTAACTTCAAGACCAGGTGGTGTTGTAAGAACGAAACAACCGCCAAGTCAAGTTATGATGCCGATGCAATCGCAAACGATTTCGCAACAAGCATTTCCGTTATTAGAATATTTAGATACAGTAAGAGAATCTAGAACTGGTGTTACAAGATACAATCAAGGCCTGGATGCAGATGCTTTAAATAAAACTGCAACTGGTGTTAATGCTTTAATGAGCCAATCTCAAATGAGAATGGAATTAATAGCAAGAGTATTTTCTGAAACTGGTGTTAAAGATTTATTTAAAAGAATTTTTGAATTAACTTGTAAATATCAAGACAAAGAAAGAATAGTTGAAATTAATAATCAATTTGTACCAGTAAGACCTACTGAGTGGAGAAATAGATATAATATTTCTATTACAGTTGGTTTAGGTACTGGAAGTAGTGATCAACAAATTGCTATGATGAATAATATCCTGGAACGACAGCTCCAGGCATTTCAATTACAAGGTGGCCAGGAATATCCAATGGTTTCACTTAAAAATATTTATAATAGTTTGGCAAAAATTATAGAAAATGCTGGATTGAAAAATGTTGAGCAATATTTCATTAATCCTGAGCAAGGTGCTGCGTTAGTCAAACCACCAGTTCCGCCACAACCAACTCCAATAGAAAAAATTGAATTTACTAGAATAGCTTCTGAAGAAAAACGTAAAACAGCTAGTTTAGAATTACAATTCAAAGAGCTAAAGAGCCAAAACGCAAAAATGCTATTGGAAAATGAAATTAAAATGAAAGAGCTTGAATTGAAATACAATTCACAAATAGATTCAGCTCAATTAAAAGCAGATGCTGAATTAAACAAATTATTAGTATCTGAGTCTATTCAAGATTTTCGAAATGCAACAAATACACCAAAGTTACAAAAAGAAATAGATAAACTAGATGGACAACCAAGAAAAAACAAAGCTCTACCAGGAACAGAGCCAAGCGAACAAAGCTAAAAGCATTTTAGAAAACGAATTATTCCAGGAGTCGATAGACAAACTTAAAAAACTTTATTCTGAAAGTTTATTTAATACTGGAGCTGCTGAAACTAACACTAGAGAGAAGCTATGGATGGCTTATCAAATAGTTGGAAAAGTAGAGCAGCATTTTAAAGAATTAGTTGAAACAGGAAAACTTGCGTCAAAGCAATTAGAGTCTTTCCGAAAAGATGATCAACAAAAGAAATTTTAATCACCTAAGATTAAAATAGGCCAACCCATATGGGAGCTTAAAATAAATAGGAGAAAACAATGTCAGATATTTCGCCAAACCCTTTAAGGGAAGCAAAGAGCTCTGTAGAAAAAGCTGCTGATAGCATTTCAGGCTTACTTAACCCTCAAGAAGTTAAGAAGAAAGAAACTGCTCCAGCAAAAGAAGAACCTCAAGAACAACCAACTCAGGAATCTTCAAATGAAGAACAACCTGATGTTCAAGAGCCGCAAGGAGAAGAAACAGAAGTAGAATCGCAAGAGGAAACTTCTGAAGAACAAGAAGTAGCATCTCAAGAAGAACAAGATGAGATTCCACAGGAACAGAATTCCACCTACAAGGTAAAAGTTGCTGGTCAAGAATTTGATGTTACCCTAGACGAATTAAA